GAAAAAGTTTCCTTTTCCCTCTTATTGTTTCAACTATAGGGTGACTTCTTTGGGCTGTGAAGCCCAAGGATATTGCTCTCCGGGATTTTAACACCTACATCCAGTTTCTAGAAAAGGTACACCAGACTCGGGGTCTGATCGCGATGATATCGCTGGTCAAGGCCATGAGGTCTGATGTACTGAGTTACCTTTCTGGTAACCCTTCTAGATCTGGAAGAGTGCGTTTAACCCGAGATGGTCTCCCAACTCACTTAGGTCCGCTAGTGAATAAACTGCGTGACGGGTCCCTTCTTTCGAAGCGGTTCGTCCTAACAGTTTTATTCGCAACACGGGCCCTAAGAGCCGGAAAGACGCCGGATACCAGTCCTATAACAGATCCCCTGGATAAGGGTGCGTCTATTATAGATACTGTGTATGCAGCGGATTTCTGGCGGGAGCTAGGTTACCATCACCCAGGACGCATACCACGTTCACTTAAATTTAAGCGTTTCCACTTCACAACTAAGACAGGCCCTAACGGGCATGCCTTAAGCCACTGGTATGAGGATTTACTTAACTTGCCTAAACAGCTTGTTGAGTCAATCTCCATACTTGGTGGAGAAGTGGTACGTAAATTTATGGATGTGGCCCTTCGTCAACCTACAATCTTGGAACCTATCTGTCCTTTAAAGGGGACTGGTAGATTCCGGAAACTTTCTCACTTCCCGGATAGGGAGGATAAAGTTAGGGTAATCGCGATCGGCGACTATTTTAGTCAAACCGTTCTTCGACCCCTTCACTTATACCTCTTCCGAGTTTTGAAGAAGATTCCACAAGATTGTACTTTTGACCAAGGAGCCTTTCAGGACAAGCTCAAAGGCAGTGAGATCTATTATTCAATAGATCTTACCGCAGCAACTGACCGATTCCCCATCAGGGTAATCAGTCAAGTTCTTCGAGCTCATCTCCCGCCTTGATATGTCAACAGTTGAGAAGACATCATGGTGGGGTATCCTTTCTCAGGTTACCAATATAATGTTGGTAACCCGATGGGGATGTACTCATCATGAGCCTCCTTCGCTGTTGCACACCATTACATAATCTATCACGCCTGCAGAGGTGTTGGAGTAGACTGGAAAAGTCTACCCTACGTCCTCTTGGGTGACGATCTTGTAATTGGTAACAAGGCAGTTGCTGAAAGATATATGGCTATTATTGCAGCCCTTGGAGTAAAGTATTCTCCTCTTAAAACTCATATATCCTCACGGATGTATGAATTTGCTAAGAGGATAATACTGGACGGAGAGGAAATAAGTCCTT